GATTATATACCTGGAATAGATAATCTTGAATTAAGTTATGAAAAAAACACAAAATCAGCTACAGGATATGCTCTACGAAAACATCCAGGAACAACCAATTGTATTCATTTAATAATGAATAGGTGTACCGTATATCATAAACGTCCTGCGGCATGTACAGGATACGATTGCAGAGAAACAATTTTTACTGGGGTAAATATTCCAGACGGGGCGTTATATCAAATGTTACGTAAAAGATATACTCAACCAGATCTTTCTACTATGCCTTGGCGAATCTTTTTTTCTACAACACTATACATGGCAGGTGCATATCCTGATTTAAATTCAAATAGTTTACGCACACGAATTGTAGCTTCTTATTTTGTTTTTAAAAAAATAATGAAAAGAACTGAAAAAGCACTTAAAACAATGCCAACTAAATCTCGAAAGAAAACTCTAAAAGTAGCAAAAAAAGAAGTCAAAAAAATGATAGCTAATATAGATGAAATAAATACAAAACGACAAAAAGAAAATAAATAAACAAAAGCCCCGGAAAGTATTGCACTCGCCAGGGCTTCCGCTTATAGTCCTATTCACCACGAAAAGACATGGGAGCGATTATCCTTGCTCCACTTCTCCCCTGTCAACCCGGTTAACCTAAGTTTTCCACAATTCGTGGATTGGCTAATTTTAATAATTAACCGCCTTCGGCGGTTGTTTTTGATGTTTTGGAGAATAACTTTATATGCTAACAAACAACACCAACATACCCCTCAGCCTCGCTGTATGGCTCGCTTTCGATACCTACGTCCATAGTTCAGATCCTAAGACAATCAGTGCTACGGGCCTGTTAAAACCCCTCAGATCCATCATTCTGGAACGGAAGATACCCATATCTACAGATGCTGATATTTCTGATGTGATCCAATCAAGACTAGGTACATCTGTCCATACCTCCATTGAACGTGCCTGGACTAATAATTACAAAATAGCCATGAAGAGTCTGGGATATCCAGATACAGTAATTCAGGATATTGTACTGAATCCCCCAAGTTACAAAACACTTCAGCCTACTCAAATTCCAGTTTATATGGAAAAACGTAGTTATAGAAAATTGCATGACTGGACTATTTCAGGACAATTTGATTTTGTAGTTAATGGAGCCCTGGAAGATTTTAAAACTACTGGAACATACAACTATATTAAGCAGGGCAATACAGAGAAATACAAACTCCAGGGATCTATTTATCGTTGGCTCAATCCAGAAATAATTACTAATGATCACATGTCAATTGCCTATCTGTTTACTGATTGGTCAGCTATTAAAGCCAAATCAGAAAAGGACTATCCTGGTAGTAGAATTATGTCTCAAAAAATATTACTACTATCTTTTTCAGAAACAGAAAATTTTATTAGTAATAAATTAAGCCAGATTGAACTTGGTTTGATTACTCCCCAGGAACATTTACCTCGATGTACAAAAGAAGAACTATGGCAGCAGGATGCTGTTTGGAAATATTATAAAAATCCAGATAAACGAACTCGCAGTACTAAAAACTTTGATAATTCAGCGGCAGCTTATGCATATATGGCTACTAATGGAAATGTTGGAATTATTATTGAAGTTCCTGGTGAAGTTAAATTTTGTAATTATTGCAATGCCAAAAGTATTTGTACTCAGGCAGAAGATTTAAAATTAGCGGGATTACTAAAATAGTACCATGCCGTTATACAACCACGCCTTCGACATTGCTTTTGCAATACCACATTCAGAAGATCCTAATGGCGAAGAAATTACAGCTGACCAAATGCGTAGAGCAATTATTGATCGTGCACTTAAACTAGATGACGATGAATTACTTGAAGCAGTTGGATCACCTTTTGATTCATTCGAAGAAGAGTAAATAACATGTTTGATATTTCCAAAGTAAAGTATTTCGAGCCAGTAGAAAAACTGGCAGATATTCTATGTCAAAAGACTCAAAATCCTGATCCATTATTTTTCAGAATCATGGTGTCATATTACCTGACCAAGGTAGCCTCCATGATGCGCTGTAGCATCGATACTCCTGACCGTGGTGTTATCCCTGTCAGTATGTATGCAGTGAACCTGGCGTCATCTGGACATGGTAAGGGACATAGTACCAATATCATCGAAGAACAGGTAATCCATGAATTCAAGGAACGATTCATGCAGGAAACTTTCCCAGGAATAGCCAATAGTAATCTGATGAAGCTTGCCACCAAACGATCTATCCGAGATGGAACCGAACAAGGTATGGAACTGGATAAAATTACTGCTGAATTTGAAACTTTAGGCAACCTGGCATTTTCATTTGATTCAGGCACTACTGCAGCAGTTAAACAAATGCGAACCAAATTACTCCTGGCAGGAGCTGGCAGTATGAATATGGAAGTTGATGAAATTGGATCAAATCTATTAAGCCAGGTAGATGTATTAACTACTTTCTTGGAACTATTTGATGTTGGTAAAGTAAAACAAAAATTAACAAAAAATACTGTAGAGAATCGGAGGATGGAGGAGATTGATGGGCGTACCCCAACTAACTTAATGTTATTTGGTACTCCCACTAAATTACTCAATGGAACCAAACAGGAAGATGAGTTTATTTCCATGTTGGAAATTGGATATGCCCGGAGATGTATCTTTGGTTACTCAAAGAAAATTAAAAAGTATTCCGGATTGAGCCCAAGTGAAATTTATGATTTGTTAACAGATAAGAGTACCCAGACTTATATTCATAAATTTGCCCATAAATTAGGTAACCTGGCTGATCGAGTTAATTTTAATAGGACACTGGATATTGCTAAACCAGTCAGTTTGGAATTGATCAAATACAAAACAGAGTGTGAAAAGAAAGCTGATGCTTTGCCAGATCATAAAGAAATTGAGAATGCTGAATTATGCCACAGATATTTCAAGGCATTGAAATTAGCTGGTACTTATGCATTCATTGATGAAAGTATGGATATTACTAAGGATCATTTATACAGTGCAATTAAACTGGTTGAAGATTCTGGTGAATCATTGAAACGAATTCTGAATCGAGATAAAGCCCATGTCAGATTAGCCAAATATATTGCTGGTTGTAATACTGATGTGACGCACTCAGATATTGCCGATGAATTGAATTTCTATAAAGGCACTGATGCCCATCGTGCATCTATGCTGTCTATGGCAATTGGGTGGGGTTACACCAATAATATTATTATCAAAAAACATTACATTGATGAAATTCCATTTTTCTCTGGTGAAGCACTCAAGAAAACTAATTTGGGTGAATTAAAAGTTTCATATAGTACTGACCTGGCTACTGGATATAACAGTCAGAGTATTTCCCTAGATCAACTTGGTTCACTGATTACTTTAAAAGGATATCACTGGACTAATCATCACTTGATTACTCCCAGGCGTAATGAAGAAAACTGTAAACCAGGATTTAATCTGATAGTTGCAGATATCGATGGTGGTACTGGAATAGCCACTGCTGAAATGTTGATGAGTGAGTATACATATTTACTACATACAACCAAACGACATACAGATAAAGCTCCCAGATTCAGAATGATATTTCCACTATCACATGTTCTGAAATTAGATGCTAAAGACTTCAAGGAATTTTCATTAAATTTCTTTGATTGGCTCCCATTCGAAGTAGATCGTGAAACCAACCAACGATCCAGAAAATGGTTATCCCAATCTGGTAACTACACAGAACATAATGGTGAATTAATTGATGCTTTGTTATTTATTCCCAAAACCAAAAAAGCTGAAGTTCAACGACAACAAGTTATAGATACTCAAAGTCTGACTAATCTAGAACGCTGGTTCCTGAACAATACTGAAACTGGTAACAGATCCAATCAATTTATCAGATATGCATATATGCTGGTTGATGCCAATCTCTCTCAAGATGTGATTTTGGCAAAAATCAAAGAATTGAATGACAAACTTCCCAATAATATGGATGAGTTGGAAATTCATAAAACCATTATGGTTTCTGTAACCAAAGCAATCGCTAAAAGAGATTCTTAATTAATATTTAAAATATGGCTAACGATAATTTAATTTTACTGTGCGGTGCCAGTGCTACTGGTAAATCAGCTTCCCTGCGTGAATTGAAAGATCCAAAGGGAGTAATGTATCTGAACTGTGAGAGTAATAAAAAACTCCCATTCAAAAGTAAGTTCCAGGAATTTACTATTGTTGATCCAATGCAGGTATACGAGGCATTTGAGAAAGCTGAAACCATGCCAGATATTCATACCATAATCATTGATAGTTTGACTTATCTGATGGATATGTATGAGTCAGTATATGTACTTACTGCCAGCAATACCATGAAAGCCTGGGGAAATTTCGCACAGTATTATAAAAAACTTATGCAACAGTATGTTGCCAGTTCTACCAAGAACGTCATCATGACTGCCCATACTTTAGCAATCCTTAATGAAAGCGAAATGCTGATGGAAACCAAGGTACCAGTAAAAGGTGCACTGAAAAACAATGGTCTGGAAAGTTACTTTTCTGTGGTAATTGCCAGTAAAAAAAGGACACTGAAGGATATTGAAAAGTATGAATCCAAGTTACTGACTATTACTGATCAGGAAGAAGCTCTAGGATTTAAGTATCTATTTCAAACCATGTTAACCAAAGATACAGTGACTGAACGTATCCGTGCGCCATTGGGCATGTGGAATGTTCCAGAAACTTTCATTGATAATAATCTGGAGTTGGTTATTCAACGACTACATGATTACTATATTTAATTTTACGTACACAAACCAAAATCAAAGAGGTAGAAAATATGTCATTACTCAATGACCTGAAAATCGATGACGACATCGAAGAATCAAAAGATATACTTGGAGCTGGCAGCTATGTCCTGGAATCTGGTGTATACCAGACCAAGATTGATCTGGCCTATGTTGACAAATCCAAAGGCGGCGCCACTGGCTTGAATATGGTATTCAAAACCCAGGATGGTCGTGAATTACGGCAAACTTTGTGGGTCAGTTCTGGTGATGCTAAAGGCAACAAAAATTACTATGTTAATGCCAGAAGCGGTAAGAAAGAACTGCTGCCGGGTATGAACATTGCCAATGCCATCAGTATGTTGTCTATTGGCAAGTCACTATCAGAACTGGATACCACGGAAAAAACCGTGAAACTATATGATTTCGAATCCAAGTCTGAAGTACCGACCAAGGTAAATGTCCTGGCAGATCTTCTGGAACAGCCAATTGACCTGGGTGTGATCAAGCAAACCGTTGATAAAAATGTCAAGGGTGACGATGGCAAATATGTCGCTTCTGGTGAAACCCGGGAAGAGAATGATATTCAGGCAGTATTCCGGCATACAGATGGCCTGACGCTCACTGAAGTCAAAGCCAAGGCAACTGATCCAGCATTTCGAACCAAATGGTCTGAAAAATGGACTGGCGTAACCAAAGATAGAAGTACTGGTGCTGCCCCAGCTAATACTGGCAGTGTTGCTGGCACTACTGGCAACGCAGGAACCGCCACTCCGAGCCTTTTTTCGTAAACCCAGGGGTTATCCCGGCTAATTACGAAACACCTGTTGTGGGGCTCATACGCAGCCCCACAGCACTTTATTTACTATCACCACATACGAGACACATATCATGTTATTACAGGAAAACCTGTCCCACAAGATTACTGTTGCAGATGTCGAAAGATTTCGATTGATGCTGACAAATGTACCTGATGCCGGAATTACCAAAGTCTGGAATTATTTGGTTCAAACTCCTGACACCTGGCATTCTGCTGTTGATATTGCCAAAGGATTGGGATTCGAAGAACAGAGTCGAGTATCCCGGCAGCTTACTACTATCCGCCGAATTGGTGCCCTCAGAATTAAAAAAGCAGATAAATCAAAAGAGATGCTATATCAGGGCCTGGATTCAAATCAACTTACTGATGTACCTGATCCAGATATCAAACATGTTAATTTCAAAAAAGCATATGTAAAAAAAATTGCGCCTCTTCGGGAAGAAGAGAAATTTATACCTCTTTCTGGACTAACTGCAATACTACAACAGGTCAGCGATATCGTAGTTACCAGTGATGGTATTGGTGGTAATTTGAAAAACTTTTCTACTATGGAGTTATTAAATGAACTCCGTAACCGAGAAGATAGTCCATGAATACTTTCAATATGACTAATTCTGAATTACTCACAGAAATGAAATATCAATTATATTCTTTGAATGGCGAAATTAAATCAGAGGATATTAATGTATTACTGGATCGGTTTGAAAAACTGGTTAAAGAGCATGATGCTCAGGATAAAAAGTAAAATGTTAACTGCATATGACGCAAATCAAGCCAGGAAATATGGCGCGAAATTAGTACGAAAAGCTGCAATTGCTATTCGTAATGAATTACCAGTATCTCCTGAATTAATTCATTCTTTGACTACTCCAGTAAAAGACAAAATGACTCGTCAATACTGGGTACGTCAAGGTGTCCTTGATAGTTTAAACGAAGACAAAGAAACAGAAAAACTAAAATGAGCCATGATATTGTTGCAATAAGCGGTACAGATAAATTCTGGATAGCTATCTGGATAATTATTGGAATGGTGACACTTATACTCGGATTATCAATCCCAATTTACTATAACAAACAAAATCAGATTATCCAGGCTATGGTTGAAGCGGGAGCCAATCCAATTGAGGCCAGTTGTGCAATATCTACTGGTCGTCAGGCCGGGAAAGTTATGTGTACTGCTTTTTTCATGAATCGACCATGAGTATCTGGAAAAAGAAAGCACAATATCAATGTGCTGAATGCAGAGATATTACTAACGAAGGTGAATGGGATCAAATTGATGATCCAGCACTTGAAAGTAACTTCTGGCATATCTGTCGTGTATGCCGTAGTGCTGATAAATTCGAAAGAATTTGTAGCTATATTGGATGTAAACAACAATCAGGATGCGGCACTTCCACACCAACAGGTTACCGCTGGACATGCGGTAATCATATGCCCGAAAAAGTAGAATGAATGAAATACAATACAGGCCAGATTTAGTAATGGATAAGTGCTGGTTAAGAAAAGACAACCATAAAGTTGTTGAAGTGTTTCGACCAATACATCAAGAGGATTGGACTGAATACCGCAAGGTCAGGAAGTGTGTACATAAACAAATCACTGATTCTTGGGGAAATGCTTGTATAGAAACAGAGTGCAATGTACCGCAAAAATAGTGGCTGTAAAGTATGCAAAATGCACAAATATACATTGTGCAATTAGTCGTGCTTTGGTTCCCCTCCAATCATGGAACACCCGCGCCACCCCGCAATGGATAAGCGTTGATGATCGGTTGCCAGTTGTAAACGAAGAGTCTCAATCATCTGACGAAGTTTTGATTTATTGTCGGTTTTCATTCCCACAACCCTTCTGGATGGTGGAATGATGAAGGAACAGTAGAATTATTTAACATTACCCACTGGCAACCCCTACCAACACCACCACCACCGGAGGTGTCTGATGAGTGATATGCCGGATAGAATCTGGGCAGGCTCTAGTCAGGCTTTTGGTAATGAAATGGGGCAATGGTCTAAAGAACATGATCCAGACAATACTGAATACCGCAAGGTCAAAAAAGCGAAAATACGATTGGCTAGAATAGGGAGTTATGGACTTTGCGAATGTGGGCAATATATTTTTCCCAAAAAGAAAAACTTCTGCCCAAACTGCGGTGGAGAAATTGAGGTACGGTCATGAGTAACCACAACACAAATGGGTATATGCAACAGATCGACTGCCGGATGTTACCGATTCAGACTACACAGAAACTGGTGAAATTGAAGAATCCAAAATGAAAATAAAACATAATGCTGATTGGAGCCATGGCTACGATGTTGGATTTAAATCAGCAGGTCAACCATTAGGACAAAACCCCCATACTGATTGGCAATATGGCTTTATTGCTGGTTGGAAACAATACAATCGTGAGCAATCTCAAAAAACTAACAGAAGAATGAAATGAAAATTAAAAAATGGTTGGAACAAGTAGCTGAAATTTCTAAATCAGATATAGCTGGTGATGAGGATAGCGATATTTATATCAGCAAATTTGATAAGAGCTATATCACCAGAGTTGGTATGGAAAAGGATATGAAGTTTCTGGCAAAACGAAATATTACTGAACAACTAACTCATGGTGTTGGCTTTAGTCCTACTGAAAACAAATGGTATGGCTGGTCACATCGTGCAATGTATGGATTTACCATTGGCAGTACCTGTAAAAAGGGAGATGCCCATTATGTTGGATCATCCATTGAAGAAGAAATCGAACATGCTATAAGTTTCTGGAGCGATGAAGCACACATCTGGACTAAGGCTATATATGACAAAAAAGAAAGAGTCATAAAAGTAACCTGGCTATATGATGAATCAGTTCCTAATAAAAAAATGCACAATACAATTAGTGGGTGCGATTGGGACTTTACTCTTGGTCGAGGAGAGTGGACAGCAAAAACCATGGAAGATGCTCATCAAATGGCTAAGGACTTTAACGAAGGAGTATCTTAATGGATTTACTACCAGAAACTATAGATATTAAAATCCAAAATAAAAGTATATTACTCAGTCCTGGCATCTTGGCTACCAATACTGAATGGACTAAATTTAAACAAGCCAGAAAATGCATCTGGGCATATTCAACTGATCATGGCATTACAGGTGAGAAGTTATATACAAGTGGATGTCCTGATCAATTAGGTCAGATATCTAAATTCAATCCTGCCTATGACAGCTATTGCTGTATGTGTGGTGGTGAAATCGAAATAACCGGAGTACCTGAAGGAGAAGAAGAATGAGTGATTCAACTGATTGGGCAATGTATCTTTTGATTGGAGTCTTCATTGGTTTTGCAGTAATGGGAGCAATTACACGATATGAATTTGCTTTACCAAATACCAAATTAATAGATGAATGTGAACAAAATCTACCACGAAATAAGTATTGTGAATTAATTGCTGTTGAGGTTCAACCATGAAAATCGCAATTTTAATTGGATTATTTCAAATAGCTTTTGCTTTGTCCTTTTCAGCTTATATTAATTACCATGAATATATACTGCAATACAATGCAATTAATCATTTATGTTGAATCAGCCTGTAAAAAAATATGATTACAATAATTATTCCAGAGTGGTTAGTAATATTTTTTGGAACATTATTTATTATTAATTTAATTTTTACAGTTATTGAAATTATTCAAACCAGAGCTGCCCACCTTCTAAATATATCTGCTCATATGGAAATGATGGAACACAATGACATGATGGCAGAACAGATTGAGCAATTAAAAAAAGCTCGTTTAGCTGCAGCTACAAATAAAAACCCAAATCACCACTAAATTACTATGAACTTATACAAATTAACTACCAGAGATTTTAACCATTTTTTTGTTGTCGCAGACAACACTAATATTGCAGAAGAAAAAGTACTTGCAGTATTAAATGACAAAGATTATGGATTCAGAAAAGATCGTAAAGTTCGATACATTGAATTAATAGGTGAACACTTGGAAATTAATGTTTTCTCAGAGTTATGAATGTATACCTAACCAGTGACCTTCATCTGGGTCACAAACTGGCAGCCAGATTACGTGGGTTTGATTCTATTCAGGAACATGATGATTCTATTATCCAGGCACTTCAGAAAGTTTGCGGCAAAAAAACTATTTTATGGATATTGGGTGATGCGGCTATGAATACTCCAGCCCTGTATCGATTACTCGAAGTACCGGGCAGAAAGAAACTGGTTCGTGGCAATCATGATACTGCCAAATTCTCAGATTACATTCATATCTTTGAAGATATCCAGGGGATAATCCAATACAAGAGTATGTGGCTCTCACACGCCCCTATTCATCCCCAGGAGATCTATCGTTGTAAAGCCAATATCCATGGGCACATACATAAAGATGCCAAGACACCGGAGCTGGACTTCCCATACATCAATGTGAATTGGGATTTTTGGAAACGCCCTGTATCACTGAATGAAATCAAAGATCTGGTTACAAGTAATCTGGCTATCCAACCATACCATAATGGCATACTTGCTTTTATGCATGGAACCCAGGATGCCATGGGCGCTGATGATATGCCAGATGGAGCATGGTGGTGCATGTTAGAAGAGGCAGCAGCATTATCCAATAAAGAATTTGAATTGGATTACGATACTAACGATATGACCCATGCCTATTTACACTGGAGAAGTTTGAATGAAGAATTCATCAAAGAATTTGGGTAACTGTTTTCAGGCAGCTGGACGATACCTGATGAATAATAACATCCAGAATTCCAATCTCAGATTAGTCCATGGATTAGTTACTGGTCAGGCAAAAATAGAAGGTTTTATTCATGATCATGCCTGGGTTGAAGATGGAGATATGGTCATTGATAAATCTAATGGAAATGATTTTTATGTTCCCAAAAAACTGTATTATCATCTTGGTAATATAGAAGAATTCAACTTAACCAGATATAACTGGGAAGAGATGACAAAACAACTTGTAGCTACTAAACACTGGGGACCATGGCCCCATAACCCGAGTATATAAAACAATGCCCCCACAACCTGTACCCAATGAAGATCCACGTAAAAAAGCAATACGAGCCAAAACTGAATATGATGTACTTATGGAAGCATTATTTGCTATTAATGCAAACCTGGAAATTCAGTCTTTAACTTTAGCAATGATAGCAGAATTTCTAAGTTGTCTGGCTACTGAAGAGGCACAGAAAGAAATTCTGGCTCGTTTTGAAAAGAGTATGCATAAACATCAATCAAAAGAGCCAGAATCTGATGAAACTTGAATCTAAATCCAAATACCGTTTGG